GGATACCTGGCCCATCAACCGGCTGCGGCCGGCTTTGGTGGATTTGGACGGGTCGAATCCTTCGTAGCCGGCGCGGCCGAGCAACTTCCAAAGCAGGTTGAGCAGGGTGGTTTTACCGGCGCCGGCCTCGCCGGTCGCTTCCAGGAAGGGAAACGACTGGTAGCGAGCGCGGATCTGCTCGGCGAACAGCGAGCCGAACCAAAATGTCAGCGCGACAACGCCCTGCGCGCCGAAGCACGTCCACAGCAGTTTTATCCACTCGTCGCTGTATTCTTTCGGGTCGCGCTGGATCCGCACCGGCACCGCACGTTGCAGGGTTTTCAGGCGCAGCTTGCCGAACTCGAAAAATTCTTCATCGTTGACGTCGACCACCTGACCATCTTTTACGGCCAGGTCGCCGTACACGTAGCAGGCGTACTCCTTGCTGTACCCGACAAAGTCGATCGTCTGGACCGTTTTGATCGCAAACAGTTGATCCTTCATGATTTTGTCGAGCTGCTGGCCGCTGCCGGTGAACACTGCGCCGGCGGCCATGCCGAGCAGCCGTTTCTTAAATTCGCTCGCAGCCGCGACTTGGCCACCGGTGAAGGTGTTCTTCACTGAGCCGCCGTCATGGGGAAAGTCGACGCGGAAGAAGTACCAGGACTCGTCTGTGATCTCATTGCGCTGGAAGTACAGCGCCTGCGGGTAGCAGTTGGCGATCTCAACCACACAGCCGGACATGCGCAACGCTTTTTCCCGCATCGCCTTGTTGTTCAGCTGCTGCTCTTCGTGGTTCTCGCTCGTTTCGAGCGCCTGCATGGCGTTGTTGAATTTGCTGATGTCCAGCTTCCACCAGTACAGACGAGACTCAAACCCGAAGTGGAATTCTTCGCGCTCGCGCCAGTTGTACATCAGCAGCGCTTTCTCTGAGGCGCTTTCAGCAATCAGCAGGGCGCCATGGTGGCGAGCCTCGTTCAGATCCGCTTCTGTGCGCTTGCGTCGTTCGGTTTCGTCACCAATAAAAGCCCATCGCTGATGCAGGTCGTTCCAATCCACTTTCCGCGCGTCGCGCTGCGGTATCTGCGCAGCGGTGCATTCAAAGCCCATGGCTCTAGCCATGACGACCCATTTACGCGTGTAGCGGTGCGCGCCAGGCTCGTTGTCCAGAGCCCAGACTAATCTTGGCAAGTTGCCGGCCCGGTCAGCAGCAAGCGCTTTCAGCGAGGCCTCGGGAAAGGCGTTTGACGACATCGCCGCTACCGCGTCGATCTCGTTGTGCTGCAGAGCGATCGCGTCGAAGATTCCCTCAACGATCCAAAGTTCAGAGGTTTGAGTGAGGTCGACGTAGGGGGAGCACCACCAATAGCCTTTGTATGATTCGCCCGGCTTAAAGCGCGCCTTCTTCTTACCGAAGCGCTGAGGCTGGTCGATCAAGCGTTCCCAATACCCGCCGTGCTCGAGCGCAAACCGCACTGTGGCCGAGCCGATATTCAAAACGCGATCGAAGTAGTTCTCCTGGGTGAACAGACCCGCCACCAGATCAATCTTGAATCCGCGAGCGAACTCCATGTAGGCGCGGGCGCTTGCGGTCGGCTGGTCATCTGTTGCCGGCGCACGTTTGCTCCAGTCATCAAACAGATCGGCATACAACTCTTTGACGTGCCACTGCTGACCGCATTTGCTCTCGCGGCCGCACTTGATGAAGAACGGGTTTGCAAAGCTGGAGTACAGCTCTTTCTTGTTGCAGGCCGGGCAGGTGCCACCTCGCATGAAATCGGTGCCGACCCTGTGTTTCAGGCCGTAATCGAACTCAAGTCGGGTCAATACGTCGGCCCGGATTTTCTCTTCCATCTTCATGCCTGCTTTCTGATGGCGACCCGGAGGGCGCCGAGAGTTGTCTTTTGAGCCGCCAGTGCGGGGTAGGCCGAGAGAATGGCAGTGGTGCGCAGACCGTCAGGAACGCAGCGAAACCGATCCGAGTACCAGTGCTCCTGAATGCCCAGTCGCAGCCGCTCGCGGAGCTCCTGCAGCAAGGCTTCGGCAAGGCTTTCGCTCAGGCTCAGTTGTATGGAAAGTGCTGTGTTCATGGCTTTTTCCCTTATTCCGGGCGCAATTCACCCAAACCCACACGCAAACGGTGGAGCGATTCGGTCAGTTGTTGAGGGGTTTCGGTCGGGGCTCTGGGGCCTCGACCAGGTACTGGAAGATCAGCGCGACGGGGATGGCGTAAGATTTGCCGCTGGCTGGATCGGCAAAGACAGCAACCGATTCACTGCTGTTTTTCAGATCGAGGCGTCGCTGGCCAGCGCCGGCGCGCAGTTGTCCGTATGCCAAGCCCGTCAGATTCTCGGCAAGGAAAGTGGGTACCTCTAGAGTCGTCTGCAGGTGGGCGACGGTTCGGGTAAAGAGCTGCTGGTCGTTGCCAAGGTGCTCTGCCTGGTGACGCTGCATGTAGCAAAGCGCGGCGTCTTGCATGGAGGCGCGGTATTCCCGCTCGGGGTTTTGTTCGCTGATCAAAGTGTTCATCAGGCCGTCTCCAGTCCAAGTAGGTCCATTTGCTGCTCGCCTTCCTTTTTCATTGCCTGCCGGCGAATAGCGACGGGAGCCACCGGCAAACAAACAGCCGGGTTTGGCATACCTGATGGGCTCATTTCGTGAGTCATTTCAAACTCAGCCCGGACCGACCAACCGCATGCCTCGTTGATGCATTGCAGGTAGGCAATGCGCAAAAAGATATGCGTGCCCTCACTGGTCCGGATGCGCATTCGCTCGCGGCAGTGCGGACATACCAGCTTATAAGTGCTCACTTTTTTCTCCCCGCCGCTAATCGCGGCCCTCGGCTGACGCCGAAAAATGGCGACGCTTCCAGCGCCTGTTTCAATTCCTAGCTGCCCGGGTTTTCCCGATGCAGAACAATCACCGCGGTGATCTCTTCGTGTCTGGCTGCTACGTGCGCACGGTGCGCCGCAAGAATGGCTTGCACTTCGTCGTCTTCGATGACGCCGTCTTGGAGTGCTTTGGAAATGATCGCGTCGACGAGGCCACGCTTTACCGCGGTGTTGATCGAGCGGGCATAGAGGTCGAGGTTGTCCAGTTGCTCGGCTTCGGCAACCGGAACGAAAACGCCGCCGTATAGGTTGCAGACGAAGTCGGGTAGGTGAGTGGTTCCGGTTTGTGTCTCCAGCAGGCAGATCTGCTCATCAGTAAGCGGCCGGCTGCCCGCATTCTCGTAGGCATGGTTGTCGAACTTCTTCACCGACATACCCAAGCGCGGAGCGGCGCAATCGCGACCGCCCGGATACGCACAAATCACTGCGCTTACGACCTGCCTACGGGTGTCTAGAACGGTGCGTTTCATCTTCTGGTTTCTCGCCTGGCCTATTGCCATTAATTTGGAATCACACCGTCTTTGATTTTTAGAAGCACAGCTGCTCGTCGGGCTTCGCCTCGAACGCCCTTCTTGCGACCGTTCAACAAATCGCTGACCAAATTTTTGTTCAGGCCGTGTTCGCGGCAGAAATGGGCAATGGTTATTCCGTTGCGGTCAAGTTCTGCGCGGGCTTGCTCGGCTGTAAGGAGGACGGGCATAGTGTTCATGTGTGTTCAATCGTGTTGTGTGTGCCATCATTATGCCCAAGAATTTGGCTGTGTAAAGCGGCGCATGCCAAAAATTTGTGTAACCGGAGAATCCTTGGAAAAAACTTTGGGCGAGCGGCTCCGGGAAGAGCGCGACCGGCTTGGAATCAATCAAAACGATTTCGCAGATATAGGCGGTGTGAAACGGAACTCCCAAGGCAATTACGAAAACGATCGACAGAGACCGGACACGGCTTACCTGTTGGCAATTTCGAAGATTGGCGTGGACGTGATGTATGTTCTTTTCGGCCGGCGAGACACGGTGGCTGGAACACAAACCACTGTCGAAAATGAGGTTTTGAACTGCTTTCGCTCGCTGAGTCCAGGCGACCAGATTGTGGTGCACCGAGTCGCTACAGGCTTGGCAGAAGCGGCGGCGAAGATGTCGCAAGGTAACCTTCCATTGGAATGACCTCTCGCAGGACCAGGCCGCGCAATCAGACGAAAATGTGTTTACTTGGGGCTTCAGAAAGCCGCGATTTAGACGATCCTCTGCGCCTTTTAGGAGTAGTGAGCATGTTGGATCGAGGCGTTTTGGAGCAGCTTGAACAGGACGTTCGGGACGGGGAGTGTTTCGCCTCTCAGCTGACGCAGCTGGAGTGCATTTTGTTGAGCTTGTACCGGAAGATGTCGCAGAGCGATCAGGAACATATTCATCGCATTGCAGAGATGATGGCTCAAACGGATTGACCTCCACCCCGTTCACCGCACTCCGGCTGTTCATGTCGGGGTGCCTGGGGCATCTGTCCCATTCTTGGCCTGCAGCCGCTTGTACTCCCTATCCACCGCCCGTTGTGCTGAAGCCTTGCTCTCATATAGGTGGGTCAGTCGCTTAGGTTTGCTCTGATCGCCCTCGCTCAGCTTCTGCTGCTGACCGCTTTTTTCGTCTCGGTACCACGCCACAACTCCTGTGTAGTCGCCGCTATCGTCCGCCAGTTCGGCTACCTCGTCACCGTCTGGCAGCATCGATTCGAGCTCGAGGCTTGTGGTGAACGAATCAGACGTAAAGCTGTGTTTCACGTTGCCACCGAGCCAGATCACGTCCGCTATTTCCTGCTTGATGCCGATCAGCGAATAGGTGAGCTCGGGTGTGAGGTCTGGACGGCCGCGCGCCAGCGAGTAACTGAGCGTTGCGCTACCACGCTGCAGCTTGTTCCACTCGGCCCGAGCAGCCACCAGAGCGCTTTGCTGATCCGTGTAGGAATGACGCAAATCCTTAATGTTGTCGCCGCCTCCAGAGATTGCCTCCTTTTTCTCCGCACTGTTGACGTCGTAATAGAACGCCCGAACGCCCGTGTAGCTGTCACGGTTCGCCTGCAGGAATCGATGCTGATCGCCATCCCGGCGGGTCAGAGTGATGTGTGGCAGTGCCAGGCCGCTGGCACTTGTGCCATTGCCGATCGGCATGAACAGCAGTTTGCCCGCTTTCACCGTTGCGATCGCATCGTGCTCTTGTCCCAAGCGTGAAAGCAGGTTTGCGTCCGACTCGTTGGCCTGATCAAGGTGTACCACCTGGATGGCACTGAGCGCGGCGCTAACCAATGGACCGAGGCCGTAGGCACCGGCAATGGCCTGCACGACGGTCTCGATCGTCTCGTTGTGCCAGCTTCGCTCCCGTTTGGCTTTCAGCCCTGCAGTCAGATCCACGCTGCGAGCCCGGATGTTCAACTGATCTGGCGCACCGCTGTGCTCGGTTTCATCGACCGTGTATGTGCCTTTGTCGACCAGCCCGGTGTCGCTCCATCCAAGCCATAGCCGCAGGGTCGCGCCTTTGGGCGGGATCGCCAGGCGCCCGTCATGGTCCGAGAGGGTGACGTCGAGCTGGTCCGCTGTAAGTCCGCGGTTATCGGTAAGATCGATGCTCATCAGGCGCTTCTCGATCGCCGCTGTGATGTCGCGTCCGTCGACCTCCAACCGACAGATCGGACGAGGGTAAGCCCTCGCTTCGCGGATCGAGGCCTGCGCGTCGCTCAGATATCCGTCGACCCGGCTGAGCACTTTGTCGATCACAGGACTTTCCTCAGGATATTACCGGCTGTGCTCACGCCGGCGCCGAGCAGATCAACACGGCCGTCATCGATTCGTTTGAGCGAGATGGTGAATTCGATGCGACGTGCTGCGCCATCCGAGAAGAACAAAGTTTTGTTCTCGGTGATGTTGTCGATCACCCAGATGCCCAAGATCCTGCCGGTGCCTTCGATCAATGGCCATGCCTTGCCGGTATCGGCCCTCGCGCGAAGTGTGTCGAGGCTCAGCGGGGTCCCGGCGAGTGCCGGCAAGAGAATGCCTGGCATGCTAATCGAGTCTTCACCACGGCCCAGAAACTGGCGGGATGGGTTGGTGCCTATACGCGACGTCGAGCCGTGACGCCATTCTGTCTGCCGCTGCAGCTCCTGGTACGCCAAGGTTTCCAGACTGAAGATGAACATGCCGAGAGCCATCATCATTGCCGTTTACTCCTGGTCAAAGAGGGCACTGCGCCCCTTGGCTTGTTTTGCATGTTGGCGTTTGTCCAGTTCGGCCGACACGGCGCGAGCAATCGCTGCTGCGTCCATTCCTGGGGCTGGGTGAATGTTGATAACAATTTGTTGGGGGGCCATCTGCACCGCTGCAGGAGCTGCAGCGGGCGCGATCGGTGGGCGGTTATCGATAGCGATCGCTTGCTGAGCGCCTCCGATGCCGACAGCCATCGCACCTGCTTGAGCCAGTTTTTTGCCCATTCCTACAATTGATTCGAGCATGCCGACACTTTCAGTATTCGCTCCCGCGACGGAAGCGGCGGGCTTGAGTGCTGCGGCTGCTGCGCCAGGCACGGCAGCGGCAGGAGTCAGCGCCGCTGCAGCCACACTAGGCACGGCAGCGACAGGTGATAGCGCTGCTGCGGCCACACCGGGCACGGCAGCGGCAGGTGATAGCGCGGCGGCAGCCACACCGGGCACGGCAGCGACAGGTGATAGTGCTGCAGCGGCCACACCAGGCACGGCAGCGGCAGGTGATAG